TTCTAATTTAATTTTGCTTTTGTTCCCCTCTTCATAAATCTTAATTTTATATTTTTTTACTTTGTCCTTAACATCTAATTTAACCCAAGTCAAGTTATAATCCAGACATTCAACATCTGGGTCTGTGGGTTTATTTTTCTTGACAATACATTTAATAGGGCTGTTTTTTAAAGATTTAGCTTTCTCTATTGGTTTGCATTTACCGTCTGAGTCATTCACCCAGAAAGTTCTTCCAATTATTGTGTTATATTTATCTCCAACTTTTCTAACTTGACAATTATCTAGCCATTCAACCTTTTCTGATGGGTGTGGTTCTATTTCTTGGATTTCTTGTTCAACACAAGAACTAGCTAGAAGTATTAAAAATAAAGATAAAGTGATTAATTTTAGTTGTTTCCACATATTTCCTTCCTCGGAATTTTTGGATTGCTTATCAATCCGTGCAATCTGCAATAGTCTGTGTCTGGATAGCAAAAATAGTCCGAACACTGATTATCGTCCCTTTCACTTAGGGGCTTCCAACCTTCTAAACATCTGTAACCTTTCTTGGTTCCAAACTCGTTTAGTTCATAACAAGTGATAAAGGTTGAACTAAAACCTTCACCACAAGTTTTTATCAAATCTCGGCTTTCGCAATAATATGAGTCAAATGATGGGTTGATTATGATTTCTTGATTTTCTGAGGGATGAATACAAGAGGTAAGCAAACTTAAAACAAAAAATAAAAAGGCTATCTTCTTCATATTAATCCCTTCTTTTTTGCTTTTTCCCAAACCTCTGTTTCCATTGGTGGTGTTATAACACCATCCTTTATATGATATCTTTTCCCTTCAAACACAAACTCTTTCTCTTCAACTGTTTCGTCTTGAACTTTCTCAAAAACGATTACATTGTGTAAGTGCTTGGCTTGAGCTCTTTGTTCTTCCGATATTTTAACTGCTACGCCACAGGGTAACTCTGGCATACCATCTATCTTGTATTTATCTATTTCTGTTCCACCGGGTTTAATCCATACTGCGTATGGCATTTTTACATCACCTTTTTACCTTTACTTTGTTTCAAAACTAAGCTGCTTTGATAACTAAAACTAATACCATCCCACTACCATAACTACACATTGTAACTGCATCACTTGCTGTTATATTGTTGCCTGTTAGTAATGCGTCTAATTTATCTGGTGTGGTTGGACCATAAACTTCTACATCACCTGCTGCCATTTACATCACCTAAAATAGTAAAAAAAATTAAAATTTTCCGTAAGCTAACCAATTGAATTTTAGTCCATCATCACCTGTTGCTACGAAACTTCCTGTTGAAGCCTTTGCTAATGCAACTGCTGTCGAACCTGCCCAACTTACTCCGTCTGCACTTGTTCCCACTATTACTGTTGGTGTGGAAGCAAATTCGTTAGTGAATGATACTGACACCGTTGAACCTGAGATGGTATCTGAACCGCCTTCTACAAAGTAGCTTTCGTTTTGTCCTGTATCATAAACAGCATTAGCCAATCCTTTTCTCAATCCTACTACCATTATTCATCACCTTTTTTGGAAAAAATAAAAACAAAAATAACTAAGTTGTAGTTATTTTTGATGTTGCGTTGGCTCTCAGATATCTTGCTGCAAATCTAAAGCTAACTACTGCGTTTTTGACATCTTTATAGATTTGGTCAAAGTTTTTCACTGTTACAGCCCTTTTCTCAGCATACATGAATGCGTGTCTCCTATCAATGACATATGCATCTGTTCTGGCGCCTGTATTACCATTTCCCAAGTTGTTGCTAACCCAGACATTCATACCATATATCCTACCGATTAATGCCTGTCCAACATTGGTTATGCCAGATTTGTCTGCATGAACAAAAAGGTCTATGTTTCTCAAGTCGTTTGCTACTTCAACACCAACGATAAAATCGGTTGGGGTATAACCATTTCCTTCCAAATCCTGCATACTTTCAGTTATGTTAGGAATAGTTAATGTAGCTCCGCCTGATGTAGTAAATCCTGCATTTGCTCTGACTGAATCTATTATCAAGCCATCCATCTTTTTGGCTACTTTGTAACCCGCTACTTCTACTGACCGTTGTAACAAGTTCCATTTGCCATCTTCCAACATTTCTTCTGTGATTGGTAACCTAACACCATATTTCTTAGGTTTCACATTAAAAGTCTCTATCTGTAACGCTTCCATAGGAAATTCTGCTCCTTCTGCTACTTCCAGAACATCTAATCCGGGATTTCCTTCTGATTCTAAATCAACATCAACAGAAGAACCGGGTATTTGTCCGGGACCTATTGCGATTGCAGCTAAGGGTCTCCACACTAAATTTCTGCGCACACTTTCAATCAATGAACCATATAGTTGCTTTGGTATGGTTAAACCACCACTTGCAGATGTTGAAGATGAGCCTTGTTCTACATTGTCTGTAGTTAAAAGTCCTTTATAATTTGGCATTTCTATTCACCTCTCTACAAGTTTAGTTTGAATGCAACATATTTACTTGCTGCACTTGCTCCTGTTAGTGCTGTTCCAACTATTCTGTGAGCACCACTAGCATCGTCGTTGTAATCAATTACTCCTGAATTTCCTTCTTGCATTACAGCGTGTCCTGCGGTTACAGCACCTGCTGAAAGCCCAATGAAAATTCCATCTGTTAAGATACCTACTGTGTCACCACTACCAGCATCATTGTTAGCTATTCCAACAATTAAGTCAGAATCTACACCTGTAGTAGCTGCTCTTTGGACTGCTAAACTACCTGCCACAAATGCGTCTTGTCTTGCTGCTGCATACATATCATCTGTTGCAGTTTGATAAGCTTTCAGCCAATCACCAGCCACACAAGAACCAGTCGCCATTATGCCGCTAGGGACTTCTCCTTTATCTGACACCATTGCGTTTATTTCGTTTGCCATCTATCTCACCTCAATTTCCCTCTATTTTATTGGCAGTCCATTTGACTTTTGAATCAATCCAGTCAAGATTACGAATACTATTGTCCCATTCTTGCCAGTATTCTTCTGTCATTGTAAGATTTCCTTTCCTATCTTCCTCAAAAATTTCTTTTTCTTGGACTTTTTTTTCTATAGAGGCTTCGGCTACTTCTCCTTTCGGTTCTGGTTTTTCTTCTTCTTTTGTTTCTACTTTCTCTTCCTCCTCTTTCTTTTCTTCCTCTTTCTCTTTCATTTCTTTAAGTCTCTTTTCCACTTCTTCTTTAACTTTCGCTTCAAACTCTTCTTTTTCTGTAGCTTCTTTCTCTTTCTTTTGAATCTCTTCAAGTTTTTCTCTTAACTCGTCGTTCTCTTTAGTAAGAGTTTCAACGGTTTTCAATATGTCTTTGTCTTCTTCCATTTTTATCCTCCTATTGCTTTAACTTTAGCTCTGGATACGCCGGGTATCCCAACAAAGCTAACTTCTTTAATTTGAAGATTGTGTATTTCTTCTATTCTCTTATCTTTCTCTTTACGATATCTAACTTCACCTTTACCTCCCAAACTAACTGAATCTATTCTTCCATCTTTGAGCATACGCACTATGTCTGGGTGTTTTGCTGAATTGTTTACCCACGCTTTTGCCATTAGTTTTCTACCATCCATCCAACTTTGTTTAATTATCCCGACTGCGTTGTCCGCTTCGTATGAATGGTCTGTAAACATCTTCAAACCTTTCAAATTTTGTTTCTCCAATTCGCTCGTAAAATATCTCCTGTTGTTGTTTGAAACACCTGCCTCTGCTACTTGAAATGTAACAAACACGCCTTCTTGGTTTTCTGCTTCTTCTAATGAAAGATTTTCAACAAGCCATTCAACATCTTGGATTTTTTCTTCTATTACCTCTACCTTTGCTTCTTCTTGGATTTTTTCTTTTTGTTCATCAACTTCTTTGGCTTTTTTAACTTCACCAGCATAAGATTTGCCATTTATAAAACAGATTTTGATATACCTGCCATTACTAAGTTTTTTTGTTCTGACTCTGCCTCCTGCTTTCACACACGCATCAAATGCTTTTGGAATTTTAATCACCTCTTACCAATTTTTCCATTTTCTTGGAGTAATTATTTTTCTTCTGTTTTGTCTTGCTTTATTTGAAATATATTCTTTGTCCAAAACAACATCATTATAAACCTTTTTTCTACTTGATTCTTTATTCAAATTCCAACCTTTTTTTGTAATTGCCTCGTTATTGAATTGAATGTCGCTTTTTTCTTTTGTAATTGAATTGTTCAAAATATAGTCGTCATCATATTCCATGAATTTATGAACTCTTGGACTAAATGGGGATTTGAATATTGGCATTTAGTTTCTCCTTTGTGTTGGTTTTCTTTTATCTCGTGCTGTTTTTATCCTATCTAATGGGGGTTCTTTCCCTTCTCTTTCGGGTGGTTGTTTCATAAACGGTTGGGGTTGGGGCTTAGCTATTTCTTCTGGTAATTTTTCTTGGTATTCTTCTGGAAGTAAACTATTTGCTTTTTGAGCTGTTATAATACCAGAAGATTTAAGTTGGATAATTAGTTCCATATCTTCTCTTGATTGTCTTTGTTCTGGTTCACCCCACATTAGTTCTGGGATTTGGTCTTCTGAAACATCTCCTAAATGTGCTTTGAAAATTCGTCTTTCTGCAATTCTTTTTATTGTTCTTTGGATTGTTTTAACTCTCCTGTCAAATGCGTCAAATTGAACTTCTGCAACAGCTCTGTCCATATCGCCTCTGCCAAGCAAGACAAGCGGAACTTGAAGTCCTGTTATGATTTGATTTTCCAAATAATCAAGATATGGTTCGATATTCATTGCTTTGTTTTCTGAACCAAGAACCGTGCCGACTACTCTGTGGTCTGTTACAAGTTCTGTGTCTGCTTGGATATCTTGTAAATCCGCACTCATAGCATCTATTTCTGCTTGTGTTGCTGGTTGTTCTGGGGTTCCAACTTGAAAATGCATTAAAGGAGCTGCATATCTTTCCAAAATAGTATCCATGTTTGATTCTGTATTAATTTTAATTTGGAGCAATAACAGAAGTGGATGTATGATTGAATTACCATAAGCAGACTCGCCTATTGGATTTAATTTAAAATGAACAACTTCATCATAAGAAAAAGCAATTGGATCCATTGGTTTGTGGGGAAGATATTGTAAATAAGCATCTGGTTGGTTTGGTCTAAAATTGCCTTTCTTATCTCTATTTACAAACATTTGAATAGGTGGAAGTATTTTTAAATCTACTATGCCAGAACTATCTTTAACTATTTCAACAAAAGAATTACCATAAATAAGCATTTGTTTACAAACATTGTGGAAGAACTCAACAAGATTAAATTTTTTTTTTAATTCTTGGATTTTTTCTTTATTTGGACCAGAAATATGAAAACTTTGAATTGTGTTATCAGTTGTTATGTCTATTGCACCTGCAACAAGAGGTATTCTATCATATGCTCTTCTATATTGTTGCCATACCTCAATATTTTTTGGCTCTCCTTTCAAGAATCTGTTTATAAATAAATCTAACTCGGCTCTAATAATGCCTTTTCCACTAACAAGAGTTGGCTCTGTCAGCTGTTCCGTAATATATTTAGAAATAAGGGGGGTGGGGTTTATACGCTTCTTCCTACCTATTCTGAGGTATTTAGCTGACAGAGAACTCTCTTTATAAAAAGAATTTTTGAAACTACTCCAATTACTTAAATCACTCATCAATTCAAGAACTACGGAAAAACAAATATTTATATTTTTCTATTTTTTTGTCTTACGCGCGTAGGATAATAAAAAATGGGGAATTTGTTTCCCCAAAAACACACTCACAACCTTGGGATTTTAACCCAAACAACCTTATTGGTATTAAAAGAGAAGAAACTATATAAATATTTCGTTTTGTCGGTATTATCCCTTCCTATAACTGCTTCTTTTTATTGAAATTGGGCTATAAGTGTATTTTGTGGCAACATACACTGCTAAACAAAGAGCTATAACTGTGTCATCATGTTCGCCAAGACCTTCATATGTTATCTGTCCTTGTGGTGTTAATTTGGTTGCATAACTAAGAAGTTCTTTAATCAAAATATCAATTCCATATCCTCTTATGGATGTGTGGCGTGGAATTATTATTTTCCTTTTTTCAAATTGATTTCTAACATGCATGATTAAATCTTCTTTGCTCTTTCTTGTGGTGTTAAATCCTTCAACCCTCATTCCTTTTTCTACCATCTTATCAAGAAATGTGTGTCCAATGTGTCTTTTATCAATAAGAACTTTTGTGGGTTGAAATCTGTTATACATGTCAATCAATCTGTTTAACTGAACTTCAAATGGTTCTCCTTTTGTTCTTTTTATTTCACATAATCTAACTTTCCCTTCTTTGTTTTTTTCAACAACAATAAATACGGAATAGTCTGCTTCTGCTGACGCACTCATAGCAAAATCACAACCTATATAATAAGAAAAATCGTTGCTTCTTCTCTTGTGAACAAACCTGCCCTCTTCTTCAAAACTCTTTTCAATTAAAGAAAAAGGAAAAATACGGTCTTCTTCACCAACAGGTTGACACAAATATTCTCTCGAGAAAGCAAGTGAACCTATTGTTTGTTTGATGTCCATTAATTTTTTACGATTAAACTCTAACGACCAAAGTGATTTAGTTTGTCTTGCATCTGTAAATGCTGGGTATTTTCTGGAAAAAAACTGTGGATTCTCAAACAACTTGTAAAGCAAATCAACTTGCGATGTGGGTGTTCCAATGGTAACAATTTTCCCATTATACTTCTGAACAATTGGAACAATAGCATCTGTGTAAATTCTCTCGTCTTCAAAAGTTCCTGCTTCGTCAATACAGCATAAATTAACATGGATACCTCTTACAGTGTCTGAATATGGTCTGCACACAATCCTGTG